CATTTTTCCAGACATCAGATGCATCAGAAGCACCAATTATAAAAGATTTTGGAAGATCAACCCCTGGCCCTGCTGGTTTACTAGCGGTTGCTAAAGAACCCATGTCCATTTCAAATGGCTTTTCTTTTTTCCCCTTTTTTCCGCTAGTCCGCATTCCAGCCATTTGCTCTTTAGTAACAGCAAATACTTCTCCAAAACCCTTTCCTACATTTTCAAAAACTTCTTCTATAGATTGCTGTTGAGTATCAGCATCAGTTTTTTTTCTTCTAGTAGTTTTTCCTTCATTTACGCTTTCAATTTGCAATTGAAGTTTTTTTGCATTAAAGATTGATCTTTCTTGTGCAGTCTTAAGGTTAAGTGCTTTAACCTCTGCTTTTATTCTTTTATCTTCTTCTTTTTGTCTTGCAATCGCTGGATCTTGTGACGAAGGTGATCTGCCCTGAGATGCTCTAGGTGCTGCACTAGGGCTACTTGGAGCAACATTGCTAGCAGAAGCCTTAAGTGAATTGATTGAGTCTATTAAAGAAGATTTTAAGCCATCAATGGCTTTTGAAAGTGAATCTATACTTGATGAAAATTCTGCCGATCCCAACTTGACATTTACAGCGATTGTTTCAACCGCTTTAACCATATCGGAAGTGAATTCTGATTCAGACTGCAATGGGATATCGGTTGCCATTTTTATTTCCTTGGAACTTCACCATATTTTTGCTTCCAAGACTCAATCATCTGCTTACTACTGGCCCCGATCATAGCACCCATTTTCATAAAATTATCAAATTTATTCAACAACAAATCCTGTGTACTTATCTGTTTTCTTCTTTGATTCCATTCGTGTTGTTCATCAGGTATAGTCACAGGAACACCTTTATCATCCCTAGCTCTATAATACAGTTCAATGATCTGCCTATCCGTCAAACGCTCTATTTCCCAAGGGCGAAGAAGATAAGGCTTGTCCATTAAATTAACAAAATAGTTTTTTAAATTAGGTGGAGGTATTGGTTCATTTGTTGCCTGACCATTTACCCCCTCCTTGCGTTTGGGAAACTCTTCTCCCGAACTATTTCCATCACAGCTTCAAATCTTTCCTTCTCTGACATCATCAAAGATTGCACTTCATTTTCTGGGGCAGAAAACAATGATGCTGCTAATGCAATTGCACCAGAAGGGGTAGACATTGCTGCTATGGATAGTTCGCTTCCAAAAGAATATGCTCCAGAAGCAATATCCCTTGTTACAGAAGATATCGCTTCACGGAACTCAACTGGCTCAAGATTGTTCTTGAGAGAAAATACAGCATCTAACGCTTTCTTTTCCATCCTCTTTTCAAAGTCAGCTTTAACTTTTTGTGTAATGAGTCCAGCGGTATATTTCTTACCGTTAAATTCAATAGTTAAAGACCCTTCGCCTTCGGAATTAAGAAGGCTGTTTACTGTATCTGACATATGCTTCCTTTCAAAATTTTAACCAACAATAAAACTAAACTGTCCATAAGTTGCAAAAGTAAGGCTCATCTTTTGGATGTCTTTTACCGCTGCATCATAATTGATAGCAGTTAATACACAATTGGTTATTGTGTATGTAACAGGATTTACCGCATCTTCGCTGTTATCATCGATAATAACAATCGATCCAGTCGATCCAACTTTCAATCCGTATCCGTCAATAACTTCAAGCAAATCACAAGTTATTTCAGCCGAATACAATCCAATAACATGGGAATCAAATCCCATGTTGTTGAAATTAGTCGAGTCAATTGTTTCCGCTTTACTGTTAACGGATATATTGGTTGCTGGAACACCTTCCAAATCACCAATCGATAATTTACCATATCTTCCTGAGAGAATAGCCATTATTAAATCTCCTTGATTAGAATGCAACTTCGCCAAAGTTAACGGTTGCAGATGCAGAAGGAATCAAAGTCAATTTAACCTTCTGAACATCTTTAACAGGCACATCATAAGTGACCGCAGTAACCGTACAGTTTTCAAAAATAAATGTTAACGGATCGCCACCATAAGGCCCATATTCATTTGTTCCTAATGTAGCTTCAGTTGATGTTGGGCTTAAACCTAAAAATGCCCCCCTGCCACCAGTAGGAGAAAGCTCTACATCAGCCTTCATGCCAGCAAAAATGGGTGGCAATGCAACCTTATCGTAAAGAATTTCAACAGTTATTTCTGCACTTTTGATGCCTGGAACTAATCCTGTGAAACCATTAGTTGCAAAGCTAGATGCATCAGGTGTATCCATTTTTGTAGCTATGCTTGCGGTTGTAACTGGAAGGGTTCCAGTACCTACGGTTCCATCAGTTCTAATCATACCAAACAAGGCTATTTTGCCTGTTAAAAAATAATTTGTGACTGCTGCCATATTTAACTCCTTAAGTTAAACTAAACCCTGTTCCATGAACCCATATGATACACGAAAACCAGTAACATTGTAAACTGTATTCGGGTTGCTGTTGACGGAAAACGGCTGAATTCCCTTTACCATAACTCTTGAAGGGCTAATAGACCCTGGGAACTGGCCTATTTGAAAAACTTCTTTTCTTATTTTGTATCTGTCATCAAGATCCGTATACACTAAATCCCTTGCATACTCTTGAATGTAATAAACCCTGATTGAATATATGTACTCAGATATCCCGCCAAGGGCTTCTATTCCTAATTCTTCGCCTTCTTCTGATGGTGCTATCACCACGCATGGAAACACATCAGATTCTCTTATTACCGCACCCTTACGCTTGTAAACAGTATAAGTTAAAGCAACCAAGTTTTCTGCAACAGTATCCATGATCGTAGTGTAACGATCTGCTGCATTGACTGCCATTATTGGCCTTGGCTTGCGATATATTCTGTTATTCATGTTTAACTCTGTTGAGTGCAATCAAGACCGTAATATTCTCTGTTTCCAGAGTTATCAATTTGGTTGACATAATACTTAACCGAATTAACATCCGTTATTTCGCAATCAATCATTGGCTTAAAACCGCCAAGATTAGCTTTCCACACTAAAAACCTAGTTATATGCTCAACTATAGCTACACCACTTTGATCGGTGTAAGCTAATGTCATTGCTCTTCTAAAACCATAATTTGTCGTAGCAGTAACATTGTCCGTATTCTTCAAAATCAATACTTCTGGATTATCAAAAACATTATATTCCTGAGACAAATTTAGCGTAGGCATACACACCTCTTACATGAATTGTGTCTTGTATGTTTGCGGATTCACATAAGTCAAAAGCTTATTTACTTGCGTAATATGCTGCAAAGTCTGCTGCCTCCACTCTGTCCTAGAAACAGCAACACCTTCCCATGAATAAGAAGGTTGAGGGCTTGCAGAATCAGCCACCAATGCGTTTATGTAGTTGTCTCTTATAGTCAGGAGGTTTTCGGCTGGAGTTGGCATAATAACCTCTTAAAAAGAAAGCTAGGGGCCAAGAACTGGCCCCCAACCTCAGGGTAGGTAGGACTAAGCAGGGAGTCCTTGAACAACATAACGAGGATCAGTAACACCAGCAGAACCCCACCAAGAAGCCTTGATGGCAACCGCAATGTCCTGATTGAACTCGGCCCAGTTATTAGCTGGAGCTTGGACAACTTCCATTGGCTTGGCTTCTCTCCAGACAAACGCTTTCTTGAAGTTACCCAAGTAAACATATTTGTCTGCGGTGGAAGCAGCAATACCGCTGGTTACCAACAGGTTTCTCGCATGAGCGGATGTGAGAAGACCATAGTTGTTATCCAATGGGTTAGGACTTTCCAACTGCTCGACATCACCAGAAGTGGCAAAAGGCCCATTTTTGGTAACTGTCTGAGGATTGAGAATCCTACTTGCAGTATATTTTTGGAAAGGCATAACAAGCATTTGCATACCAGGGCCAAAGATATCGATTGGTTTACCAGTATTGGGGTCTTTCATCTGGTAGAACAATTGTTCTAGCGTATTAATGCTAGCAAAATTGCTCAACGCATAAGAAGTCACCTTGTTGATGAAACCAAAGGTCATGCCCGCTTGAGCGGTTGCTGAATAGGTATTCAGAGTAGCTTCTGCACCAGCAGCAGTACCGTATACATAGCTACCTGTGAGGCCGAGTACCGTGTTAAGAATTCTTTCTTCACGCACTAGACCGCAATAAGTACCTACGGATTCAGCAGATGCTAAAGCCTGTGAAGTCTTATCCGAATAAATCATTTCTGCGGTAATCGCACAAATTCGCCCCACCTTTTCGATGGCTGGAAGTCGTACATAGTTACCAGAGAACTGGGTTTGTGGATAAGGCATACCAGGTTGAACCACTTCTGGCGAAGGACTGATGTCCGATAGCCAAGGGATCAACTCACTAGCAAGGTTTTGACCAGCAGGGATGGTCGATACAAGTTGATCACCAATGAATGATGCTAACTTATACTTTTCTTGAACCGTAGTGATAAGAATCTGACCTGTGATGGCAGCAAAGTTAGAAGCATCAACTGCTTCGGTTGCTTCCATAAAGGTTCGATCAGGGCCATTGAAACGATTAAGCTGTTCAGCCCAATCATCGCCCATGATGCCTTCTGCAAGGCCTCTAAGGGAAATTCGGCTTACAGCGATATCGCCTTTGGAAATGGATTCCGAAAAGAACGCTTTGGTTTTAGCTAAACCATTCTGTTGGCCGAATTCCTTCAGCTTTTTACCTAGACTCTTCATATCAATCTCCTTAAAAAGTTGTGGATTATCGGGCCACAGGGTTTTGACTAGACAACAATTGGAATTTTACAGTACCAGTACCAGCAAGTGCTTCAACAACTCGACCAATAGCCAAAGCAGCGGATGCAACTTTAACCAAAGATTGGGGCTGAAGAACGCTAGATACGGAAGTGGGGCCAACAAAATCCCCAACAAGAAGAGCGGAACCAGTATAATCACCAGCGTAGATACCAGAGCAATCAACCCGAATCTGGTTGGCTACCGAGTTACCGTACACAAGTGCTATATCTGCCCTCTTTAATTGACCTGACACACCTAGGAAAGCACTTGCAAACGCAGTTTGAGTGGTTGCCAAGTTGGTATCCCAAGGAAAATCAAGAGCGGAGATCGCACTACCGGAAGATAGGGCTACTAGATCGCCAACTTGAATCGCCTTATTGGTGGCAACTGGAGCCACCACAGGATTAGTCGCATTGAAACTGTAAGTAATCGCCATTGATAGGACTCCTTAATGATGGCTTACTTGCCAAGGACATTTTCACGGAACTGTTGATAATTCGACTCGCCTTGGATTGCAGTCGAACTGATCGGCTTAACACTTGCCCGAACAAGAGCAACTTTTTTCCTGTCTTCAATCGCTTCTGCCCACATCGTTTCACCGATAGCGGAAAGTTGCTTTACAAACACAGGGGTTGGCTCCAATTTATTCTCCTTAAGCAGGGAGAATATTTTTTCTTCATTGAGTTTTTCGGCTTTCCATTTGCGAAGCTCTAGAAGCTCGTTAATGGATTCCTTTTTTTCGTCATCCATTTCTTCTTCGCCAGAATCATCGTCACTAGTAGGAGCTTGTGCGGGTGTTCCAGAAGTAGGATTTCCTGTTACATCTGAGGTTTCAGCAGTCATGCCACCGAGGCCAGTTGCATTGGCAATAAGGTCAAGAATCATCTGACCCTTTGCCGAACCTTCACCTGGGCCAACGCAAATTTCCATAATCTTCTTGAGCATATCAGAAGACGGTTCTTGCGAATCCGGTGAAGCAGTTGGTTCTTGTGCGGGTGCAGCATCTGGAACCTCTTCCTTATACATTTCCTTGACAGGATTTTCTTCGGTCATCATTTTGTCATTTTTCATTGCAGTCTCCTTGGATTCAAAAATGGTGGTGGTAGTTGCAGGGTTTGCAACTAGATCCACCGATCTTACTCTGTCGATTCTTACTACTCTTTCTGTACCATCTTGGTCTGGAATTGATTTTCCACTAACGAGATGGCTAAAGCCTACATCACCGAGGCCATTATTTTCAGCAAACCACAAAAACGAATCAATCCCATCAGCATGGGGGTTGTATCTGAAGTCAGCGTATAAACCTTCTGAGGTAAAGCGGACATTTTGAAGCCATCCTAGCCGATCAGAAAACAAAGGTGCTTCGGTTTTGTGGTCTTTATTTACTGGAGCGTTTTCGTAAAGCGGAACTGCATCACGAATCGCTTTAGGATCGTAGATTCTGCCATTCATTGAGCTAAATCCAAGGACTTTTACACCGTAAACAATGCACTTGTTTCGGTCAACTACACCTGGTTTATTTTCGATGACGGCATTCATAGTATGATATTACATCCAATCGTCTAGTGTTGTCAACAATTATCCTGTTACAGTCGATGTTTTTGGTGCTTTTGCAGCGGGAAGGTTTGGTGGTGGTTCAGTCGAGTCAAGTTTTTCTGCTGAAGAACTTGACACAGGTTGTA